AATATCATCGAGGGACCGTACCAAAAACGCGGTACGACAATTATTCAAAAACTCAAAGGTATGCTCAAAGGAATTCTTCGTGAGTGTGTGCAACCCGGCATAACACTAGATACACTTTACCTCGAAGTGCTCTCAAAATATGAGGCTGATTAAATATCTTTGTGGGCAACATTACACTACGTGGTTTACAAAAACCAGAACAACTACAAAATGTAGTTAATCATGGTTATCTGTATAAAGATGTCAAATTTGATCTGAATGTTAATTATACCCCGAGTGGTGAATTTCAAAAAAGTCCAGATCAGAAGGATCTCGAGCCACAATACGATAAAGAGGCAGTACTCACATCATTAAGGAATATTTTCACCACATCACCCGGTGAGAAATTACTCAATCCAACGTTTGGAATTGATCTTCGTGACTTCCTCTTTGACCCTGTTTCCGATACAAGAGCGTTTGTAATAGGGACAAGGATCTACAATGGTATTGAACAGCAAGAGCCGCGTGTACTTGTTGAAGAAGTTTCTGTAACCGGCTTTACAGAAGATCAACGATACGAAGTTGACCTTAAGTTGTCAATCCCATCACTTAACCTATACGGAGTATCACTAGTTGGAGTATTAAATATCGATGGATTTGTTATAAGCGATGTCGGTTAACACATTTACAGAATACAGGCTACCAAGAGATGCATACACATCTTTCGATGCTGTCAGTCTAAAGCAACTCATTGTTGATCTTCTCAACGAGAATGAAATCTTTCGTGATCAGAACTTTGAAGGTTCTAACCTGAACGCATTCATTGATGTGGTTGCAGTTGCATACCACGTTCTTTTGTTCTACTTGAACCAGACATCAGCTGAGAGTACATTCTCAACTGCTACACTTCGAGAAAATATCATCAAACTTGTAAGTCTGCTCAACTATAAACCAATCGGTCCACAAACTTCGCTTGTAAACTACTCATTGAGTGCAACGGGTGACCTAACAACAGGGGTATATACATTAAAACGATTTGCATCTATCAATGCAGACGGTTATGCATACTCTTTAATTAATGATGTTAGCTTTGAGAAAACAGGATCAAGTAGTGGACAACTTTCGATTGATAATGACCTCCTTTACCAAGGTGTTGTTCAGGAATACCCCCTTTACACTGCAACAGGAGAGGAGTTTGAAACCATCTTCTTAGTGAACGTCGATACAACAAACACAAATGAGAAGTTTGTTGCAGACAACACATTTACAGTTTTTGTTAAGGACGTCAACACAGAAACATGGACAGAATGGACTGAAGTAAACACATTGTATGATTCAGGTGCAGCAGATACCAATTATGAAAAGAGATTGAACGAAAATGGTAATTTCGAATTCAAATTCGGTAACGGTATCAACGGTCTTAAACTGAATACAGGCGACCAGGTTCAAATCTACTACGTTTACTCAGATGGTCAAAAGGGTGTTGTAACTGCTAATGCATTCTCAAGCTCTAAATTCACTAACTACAACTCACCAACGTTCAACGAGATTGCAAATGATATCTATGCAGAGGAAGAGGTGTTCATCACACCAAGTAATGTATCATATTTGACTGTCGGTAACGATAACAACTCGTCATCGCCTACTGATACTGAATCAGCAGAGAATTTGAAAGACAATGCAACTAAACTGTTCTCAGCGCAGAATAGATTAGTTACACTTGCCGACTATGAGAATTACATCTTCAAGAACTACAACAACCTCGTTGGAAGTGTAAAATGTATCAATAATGATCAATTTACAAGTCAGTACCTCAAATACTTCTACGACATTGGTCTTGATACACCGTTGGATGACGGTCGTGTGCTGTTGAATCAAGTCGACTTCTCAAGCTCAACAAACTTTAACAATATCTATTGTTTCGTTACACCTAAGATCAGCCCAATTATTAATGATATCACACCAAACTATGTTTCGCAATCAGCAAAACAATTGATCATCAACACAACTGATGCTCTCAGAATGACCACACACAACGTTGTCGTTTGTGACCCGATCTACAAAGCATTTGCATTTGGTCTGCAATTGACAGGTGAAACAGAAAGTGTTGATCTTGCTGAGAATTCACGACTTGTTATCAAACGCGACAATTCGTCTCGAATCAACGCAACACAGATCAAAAACAAGGTGATTGCAGCTATCACAGAAAACTTTGCTTCTCTCAAACTCAACGATACAGTCGACTTATTCGTACTCAACGATGCCCTTCTCAATATTGAAGGTGTTAAGAGCATTACGACAAGACGTATTGATACGGGATTTGAAGCACAAAAGATCAATTTTGTGGTGTGGAACCCACTTTACCCAAACAATGACGTGTTGTTCACATCTCAAAACTACCAATTAAGTGAGTTTGAATTTGCGTTCTTGTACAACGCTTCCAAGATTGCACAAGTAATTATTGTTGAGGATGAGTAATGTAACCTATGCATATTTCGACATCTACAACCATACTAGACAGCTTAGCATTTCTAGTTATGCACTACCTTTCTGTAAATTCAGTTTCATCCTCGATCTAGATTCAATTGAAGATGAAGGATTGTTGTCAAACCAAAATGTGTTGTGGGACTTCGGTGATGGTACAACAAGTACGAGTCTAACCGGGAGACATGCTTATGAAGAACCCGGCGACTACCAAGTAACTTGCTACTTGTATGATAACAACGGTGAAGCATATCTAAATACTTACGCACGTACTGTCCAGGTCATTAACTACATCACTGATATGGTTTCACTTTCAACGAGTGGAGCAACCTTACTCAGTGGTTACACACTCACTGCAGGTAAAATTGAAAATCCCGTCTTAGTTTCACGCCAGAATTCATATCAAAATCATACAGCTGACAAAGTATATGCTATTGTACCATATGCTTCGGGTGGCACAGTATCACAGAACTACTTTATTAGGTTGTCATCTATACTTTACGGACATCTTGAGAAAAATAGCTCATTCTATACAGAGCAAAAAACAAGAGCAGGCACAACAGAGCTAGTAGAAACATATAAGATTATACCTGAAAGTACTAATCTATACTGCAAACTTAACAACTCTGAAATCGTAAAAACAGATGCTACAGATGAAAATGCTTTCTTCTGTGGAACATCTGGACAAGAACTTGTATATTTCAAAGACGATACACCATCAAATGGTAAGGTTATTAACCTCTATTTTGGTTTTGATACTAACATTTTTGATGTCAACACAACAACACTTGGATTAAGTGCAACAATTGATCCAAATATTAAATACGATGCATTGTCTATTACATCAAATGGTATCGATGGCGAAGGAACTGCACTTTCCACATTTGAAATTAATACCGACAAATTTACAGGTCAGAAAATTCACTTCGTTGTGAAAGTAAAAGACCCTGATTGGTTCACAGTTAAGGATGTTGACATTCTCAATTTTGACACAACACTTCTTACAACTATTACATGTATCGACACTACTCTTTCGTCATACCCATTGAGCTCTACATTCACAATCACAAATAGTGCAAATGGTTACTTAAGAGGTTACGTTGTGCCACATTTACCCGCTAATGATGTATGGATTCAGACAAATCTCACACTAAGTTCTGCTAATGTGCTTTCAGATACTACACTCTCAGCAACTACTACACCAATTACTATCTTTGGTCCTACAAACAAAATTTGTGTTACTCCCGAAAACTATCAATATACAGAATCAACAATCCCAATTCTTGCAAAACAAGGTGAAAATGTTGATATGCTTGAAAACTACAAAGATCTTCGCTTCCAAGAGCTATTCTTAGATAAAGTTAACTTGTTTGATGGCTTTCTCGGTACAATTGTTGGAACAATTAGCTCTGATCAAGAGTCGATTGGTAAAAAAGTGTATGAGAAAATCACAAACTTCGTAGACAACAATGGCAACATTGCAAAATGTGAGCTTCCACAGCTCATTTCAACATTACAAGCTGTTGATGAACGGAATATCTTGTTCGAGAAAGCAAACTTCAACTACCCAACAGCTCTTAAAAGGTTGATTGATCTACTTTCTATTAACCATTCGAGGTTGTTTGGTGCTAGAAATGCGTTTGATAGAGATTACTACAACTATGGTAATAGTCAACAAGGAATCAACCTTGGTGATCGCATCACAACGCTTTCATATGTTTGTTCTGCAGGAACAGATATCGTTGCATTGGAAAAATACAGCGGCACATTTAGGAAGTTGAACACTTATGTTCCTCTTTCAGCTCCTTCTCTTTCAGCTATTCCAGGTACAACATACCCATTATCAACATATGCAACTGATTGGGGATGGTACTTGATCCTAAATGACGGTTTCGCAGCGACTGATCTTGACAAGTTCTACACATTCTTCGAATACACAGTAAACCCTAATCCAACTGTTGAAGAATCTGTAATCAACTTCGCAGACAGTAACACAACATTAGCACATACACAATCTTCATACAATGA